GTAATTGCCCTCGTTACCTTGAATGTACGTCTCGTCAAGTCTTCGCCGAGGTTGAAAAGTGTGAGATAAGTTTGAGCGATGTAGTTTGTCACGAGAGGGAGGAATAAGATGAAGACAGATAAAACATACTTAGAATTTATAACAGCTAAAAAGCATAGTTCAATTAATTATGGCATTGACTATGATTTTATGACTGATCAGATGTTTGATTTTCAGAAGTATATTGCTGAATATGCAATAAAGAAAGGTCGTTGTGCTATATTTTTAGATACAGGACTTGGAAAGACGTTGATCGAATTAACGATAGCTCATAATTATACCCGAAAGACTAACAAACCAGTTCTTATAATTACCCCTTTGGCTGTTGCAAATCAGTTTTTAATCGAAGCTGAAAAGTTCGGGATCCCAGAAGTTGAACATACTAAAAATGGTAAATATTCTAAAAGAATTATTCTTATCAACTATGAGAGGTTGCATTATCTTTCCCCTGATGACTTTGATTGTGTAATACTTGATGAGAGTTCAATTCTTAAAAACTTTGACGGTGCGATAAAACAACAGGTAACTACATTTTTAAAGAAAGTTAAGTATCGTTTTTTGGCAACTGCTACACCCTCCCCGAATGATTATATTGAACTCGGAACCAGCTCCGAGGCTTTGGGTTATTTAGGTTATATGGACATGTTATCCAGGTTCTTTAAAAATAATCAGAACAATGTATCAAAACTATCCCAAATAGCAAAAGCCAGACAGGGAGAGGAATGGTATTTGAAACCACATGCAGAAAATGATTTTTGGCAATGGGTTGCAAGCTGGTCTATCTCAGCTAAAAAACCGAGTGATATGGGTTTTGATGATGAGCGGTTTATTCTCCCCAAACTACATGAGATTAAAACCATAATCAGAAATGAAAATCCATTAACAATAAATGGGCAGACCCGTTTGTTTTCAGTCGCTGCAATTGGTTTTAAAGAGATCAAACAAGAAGCGAAGTCAACTATCCGACAACGGTGCGAAATTGCCGTAAATAAAGCCGGACAACATGATACGTCTGTTTATTGGTGTAATCTTAATGACGAAGCTGATGCATTACTGGAAATGGATAAATCAGCTATTGAAGTCCGGGGTAATATGGATATAGATAAAAAAGAAGATATATTATTAAATTTCTCAACCGGGCAGATAAAAAAACTTGTTACAAAGACAAGCATAACAGCCTTCGGACTGAACTGGCAGCATTGCAACCACACTACTTATTTCCCTACTTATAGTTATGAACAATATTATCAGGCAATCCGTAGGTTTTGGCGGTTTGGTCAAAAAAGAGATGTGTTTGTAGATCTGGTTTTATCTGATGGACAGGAGCGGATAATGCAAAGTCTTTTAATCAAAAGAGATAAAGCTATCAAGATGTTTGAGAAACTTTCTGCACATACAAACGCAAATTATACTATAAAACAAAAAGAGTTCAACAAAAAAGTATCCTTACCTAAATTCATTTAACATGACAAAAGAACAATTAATAACAGATCATTACGCAATTTATAATTCTGATTGCATGGAGATAATAAAAGAAATGCCGGATAACTCTATTGACTTATCTGTTTATTCGCCTCCATTTGCAGGACTTTATAATTATTCCAGTTCAGAACGTGACTTTTCAAACTGTGAATCAAAAGAACAGTTTTTAGAAATGTATTCATTCCTGATTGAACAAATGGCACGGATAACAAAACCAGGTCGAATAAATGCCGTTCATGTCACGGATGTTCACACTAATACCGGAAGACTTTGGGACTTTCCAGGGGAGGTTATTAAAATACATGAATCATTTGGATTTGAATATCATAATCGGATAACTATATGGAAGGAACCACTTAAAGTCAGGATGAGAACAATGGTTCAAAGTCTGATGCATAAATTCATTGTTGAAGATGCGACAAAATGCTTCCCTGCAATGCCTGATTATGTTTTGATATTTAAAAAACGTGGTGATAGCCAAATACCAGTAACACACCTGAACGGACTTTTAGATTATCCTTATTTTGGCGAAGTCCCGTTTTTAGAAGCACACAAAGAAACCTACGGTAATTATGAGGACTTCCGTAAGAAATGGATTGGATTTACAGGCGATCAGCGGGAAAATAAACTTAGTCATTTAACATGGCAAAGATACGCTTCCAGCGTTTGGGATGATGTCAGAATTGATAATGTACTTCCATTTAAGGATAGTAAAGAGGAAGATGATGAAAGGCATGTACACCCACTTCAATTAGATGTTATTGATCGGATTGTTTATTTATATTCTAATCCTAACGAAGTTGTATTTACTCCATTTATGGGAGTAGGTTCTGAGGTTTATTCTGCCGTTAGTCAGGATCGTAGAGGGTTTGGAGTTGAATTAAAAGACAGCTATTATAAACAAGCTATCCTTAATTTAAAAGAGGCCAAAAGAAGATTTCTGCATACAGAGCAAAAAACAATATTTGATGTTGATATTGAAGTCGGTTGTTTAAGAGATTAACCATGCAGCCCCGCAGACTTTCACTGATAGAATCGGTTACAAGTACCCTGGCCGGGATGGTTGTGAGCTTCATTATTCAGCTTATCATTTACCCTGTATTAGATATTCCGGTTAAACTTAGTCAAAACATCATTATCACTATTGTTTTTACAGTTGCATCCATTGCCAGAGGGTATATAGTCAGGAGAATATTTAACTGTTATGTTCACAACTCACATGAAAAAACCTGTTAAAAATATTGCGGGGAAGAAAAGAATGTGTAAATTTGAATTCTAAACGCGTGACATATGAACTTTAATTTAAATATTAATTTAAGATATTGCCTCCGGGCAAAAGACACCACAAAGGGTCGGTCACGCGTTCCAATGTGGTTTTTCTTTTGTACCGGGGGCTTCATTTTATAGATATGAGTAAAGATACTTTTTACTTTTCTCACGATTACGAACCTACCAGCGATCCTAAAATTCAGGCTTTACTCGGTGAACATGGAGCAGTAGGTTATGGTATCTACTGGAGAATTATTGAAATGCTTCATTCAGATTGTAACCATAAATTACCCTTTAAAAAATATCTGTTTTTAGCAATTGCTAAGCAAATGTTAGCAAGTGCTGAGCAAATTGAAGCAATTATACAGCAAAGTATAAATGTGTATGAATTGTTTGATTCTGATGCTGAATACTTCTGGTCTAAGAGGGTATTAAGGAACTTTGAACGTAGAGCGGAACTATCTGAAAAACGGTCAGTTGCGGGTAAGGCTGGAGCAATTGCTAAGCAAAACTTAGCAAACACAAGCAAAGGAAAGGAAAGGAAAGAAAAGAAAGAAGAAAATAATATAAAAGAGTTTGACCCTTTTTGGGACTCTTATCATTCTGTAACCGGGCTAAATAAATCAGACAAAGAAGCTGCCCTAAAATATTGGAAAAAACTAAATCCGGATGAACAGCAGAAAGCTATTGATAATATCAAACCTTACTTTGATTCATTAAAGGATAAACAATACTGTAAAAAAGCCCGGACATATTTAGCTGATAAGAATTTTAATGATGAATTTAAAAACACTCCAAAGTTGATTGATAGAAATAATGATCCCAGGTACGGAGAGGGACTTGTCGAGAATCCTGACTTTATAGAAGAAGAAACAATAAGGATATATGACAGAAAATGATCTACAATATAGCATCGCAAAATATTTAAATAGGTTTTTTAAGGTAGAACGAGAAGTTTGGTCTGAGAATAAAACAAAGAGAATTGATATTGCAATGGTTCACAGGACTGACATACAAAAAGAACATCCCATAGGAATTGAGATTAAAACCTTTGATCAGAAAACTGGCAGTGATGCAGGCAAATGGTTATTTCAGGCTCAAAGATATTCTGAATTATCTTTTGTCGGTTATGGTAGAATGTTAATAATTGTTGCCCCTCAATTCTCTGAGAATGTATTCGCTGAAGGTAAGTTAATGCACAAACATATTTTTAGTGGTGATCCCTCACCTGATCATAACGTTGCTACTTTCTTGGGGCAGTTTGGACTTGGTGAGTTCCAGCGTTACAATTATGAAGATTACCGGACGCATGAAACAAAGAGACTTTCACGTATAGTTTTTAATGGCTTGTTAATATGGGATGAAAGAA